GACGCGCGGCTTCCTGCGGCATCGCCGCGACCTGCCATCGGCTGCCGTGCGCGTTTCCAGCGACCACAGCGCGCCATTGACCTCGCTTGCCCACTCCCCCGCCTCGAAGCGCAGCCGCTTTGCCGCGGACATCGACGCCAGCACGTCGAAATATTCGGCGGGCAGATTATCGGCATTGTCCGACGGGTTCACCTTCATTTCGGCGTAATCGTCAGGGTTCGGCAGCGCCTCTTTCGTGCCGGGTTTCAGCTTGGCGCGGAACAGCGAATAGGACCAGTGCAGCTTCGACGGCGGGTTGCAGTCGAAATAGGCTTTGAGCGCGAGGTGCGTGCGTCCCGTTGCCTTTGCGATCTCAGGCGCCAGCTCGCACTTTTGCGCCAAGCGCGACATGGCCGTCTCGATCGAACCCCACGGTATCTGCGACGATTCGTTGAAGTAGAGGGTCACATATTCGGCGCCGAGGATCTTCTCGACCCGCTCCTTGTCGTCTAGCCCACCGATCCATATTTGCGAGCCGTTCGGCAGTTCGAGATAGAAGTCGGTCTTGTCGAACCGCGCGCGCAGGGTCGGAAAGCACAGTTTCAGCACCTTGGGCAGCGTGTCGGCCCAGACGCTGGTCTTGGCGTGGTTGAACCGGAAGCGGAATATCGCGTGGCGGCTGTTCGGCGCGTTGATGGCGCGCTGGATGATCGCGCGGCAAAGCAGGAAGGTCTTGCCCGATCGCGAGCCGCCGCGGAGCATGATGTTGCGCGCGGGGCCGGCGAGCAAGCGGTTGGCCTCGCGCTGTTTGGGGG